GAAGGATGAGAAGGGGCGTCCGACTCGGAAGGCTTTAGCATTAAAGGCTTGGGGATTCGGCAGTGTAGAGGCTGCGCGTAATTTTGCTAAGAGGCATAAGAAGAATGCCTAGTTCACCATCATACGTTCGGGATTATTCTATGAGTGGCGAGGGGAAGTATGACAAGTCCCCTAAGAGGATGAAGGATAATCGTGCGCGGAAGAAGGCGCGTCATACTATGATTAAGTTGGGCAAGGCTTCTAAGGATGACGGTCGGGATGTAGATCATAAGAATGGGAATCCGCTTGATAATTCTTCTAAGAATTTAAGGATGTTGGCGCGTGCTAGAAATCGTTCGATAAAGCGTAATAAGAATGCGGGAAAGGCTTAAGTTATGTGTTTTGGTGGTGGTGGCAAAAGTGCTGAACAGATGTATCAGGAAATGAAGCCTGAGTTTGGTCCTTTACCTTCTTTGTCTATGAAAAGGATTGAGCGGAAGGAGCAGACATTTAAGGATGTTCCGAGCAGGGTTGGAATGCAAAAGCGTAGTTTGTTGATGCCTATGGAAAGGATGAGCTGATGCCGATGGGTAAAGGTACTTATGGAAGTCAGGTTGGTCGCCCTAAGAAGAGTATGCTGACTAAGAAGCAGAAGACACTTCCTGCTGCTTTGAAGAAAAAGATTATGGCGGCTAAAGAAAAGTGAGTGAAGAGAAGCGATACGACACTTTGCTTCGGCAGATGAGTGCGTTTGATATTCCTGACAAGGTGACGGATGAGGATCAACCAAACAAGTGGTTGCGGCGTTATCACAATGTGATGATGGATGTTGCGACTTACATTCGTGATAGGAATCCTCAGTATAAGTCTCTTCTTAGCAGAGCCAAGCGGATAGAGCGGAAGTGGGACATGGAAGGTAAGTATATCAATGGCGGTAAATGAAGCTGGCAATTATACTAAGCCTAAGATGAGAAAGTCCTTATTCCAGAGGATTAAGGCGCGGGCAACTCATGGAACTGCTGCTGGTCAGTGGTCTGCGCGGAAGGCACAGTTGCTTGCCAAGGAATACAAGAAGCGTGGTGGAGGTTATACGTGAAACCTTCTCAGAAATCTTTGCTGGATTGGGGAAAGCAGAAGTGGCGAACCAAGTCTGGCAAGAAGTCTAGTGAGACTGGTGAGCGGTACTTACCTGCTAAGGCTATCGCTGCTCTTAGTGATTCTGAATATGCAGCTACAACCAGAGCTAAACGAGCGGGTAAGGCAAAGGGTGAGCAGTTTGTGGCTCAACCGAAAGCAATTGCTCGGAAAGTAAGAAAGTATAGAACGTAATGGAAAAGTTTAAAGTTACATTAGGTTCTGAAACAAAGTCCTACAATGTTAGGGAAATAAGGACCCTTATTGAGCGGACAGAAATTGAGCAAGCAAAGCGAAAAGAACGCCTTGATTCAAAGCAAAAGATGGCTGCTTATGCTAAGGATAAAGGCATCTCAACATCTGAGATGCAAAAACTTACCAAAGAAAACTATTCAAATAATCAAAAATATCTAAAGACATTAAAGTCTGTTTCTTCTACAGATCAATTTAAGAAAGCTGAAGCGGCAAGTAAAGCTAAGTCAAAATCTTTATTTTCAAAAGCAAAAGACTTATCGCCGCGTGGTGGTGGTGCAATGACAGATTTAAGTCAGCGTACTGGCGCCACTGCAAAAGGCACATTGTTTAAGAAGAAGCTGAATTGATGGAGCATAGAACATGAAGAAGCCGAAACTAGGAACTGGTAAACGCTTTTCTTTGCTGGTGCGAGAGTTAGAAAAGAAAGATGTTAAAGACCCGAAGGCGCTTGCGGCTGCGATTGGCAGAAAGAAATATGGCAAGAAGCGGTTTCAAGAGATGGCGGCTAAGGGACGTAAGGGATAATGGCTTGGTATATTAGAAATACTCAGGAGTTATGGACTGGTCCCACTCACACTCTTCATGGCTTTACTTGGACTGAAGCAACTCATATGAGTTATTCTGTTAAGTTGGAGGAAGGTCCAGAGCCAGTAAAGGCCAGAACGAAAAAAGGAACATTCAAGGCTGATGATCCTTCTACGCCTAATGTCGATGAATCTAAGAAGAAACCCACTAGGAAGAAAGCAAAGAAGTGAGTTTTGTAAATACGCTCAAGCAGGAAGAGCTTAATCTCTTACGCAATATAGTTAAGAAGGAACACTTTAAATTCTTCGATCAGAAGCATGGCAAGATGTTTGTAACTAATTATATGCTAGATCAGATGATTGATAGTATTGGCCCTGAGATTGCAGAGCGTATTATCAAGCAGGGTACTGACGCAGGGTTAAGATGATTGACTTCAAGTACAAGCCAGACGGTGACGTACTAAAATTCTTTATGAAGGATGATACCTTCTTTCGCGGGATTCGCGGTCCTGTTGGTTCTGGTAAATCTGTGGCTTGTTGTGTGGAGGTATTCCGCCGCGCCCTTATTCAGAAGAAAGGCCCCGATGGAATCCGCAAAAGCCGATGGGCTATAATCAGAAATACCAACCCGCAGCTTCGAACAACGACGATTAAGACTTGGCTTGATTGGTTTCCTGAGAATGATTGGGGTAAGTTTCATTGGTCGGTGCCATACACACACCACATTAAAAAGGGGGATATTGACCTTGAGGTTCTTTTCTTGGCTCTTGATAGGCCCGAAGATGTTAAGAAACTGCTTTCACTTGAACTCACAGGTATATGGATCAACGAGGCGCGAGAGATTCCTAAGTCGATTATTGATGCCTGTACGATGCGTGTTGGGCGTTATCCTTCTATGCGTGATGGCGGTCCTTCTTGGACTGGCGTTATTGCCGATACCAACGCTCCCGAAGAGGACCATTGGTGGCCTATCATGGCTGGTGAGGTTCCAATCCCAGATCATATACCGCGTGAGCAAGCTAAGATGCTGGTCAAGCCAGACAATTGGAGTTTTTACACCCAACCTTCTGGCATGCTCGAGGTTAAAAACCAAGAAGGCGAGATAGAAGATTACGAGCCTAATAAAAAGGCTGAGAACACAAAGAATATGCTGAAGACATATTATCCTAATCTTATTCGAGGTAAGACTAAATCATGGATAGATGTTTATGTTATGAACCGCTTGGGTCATATTCAAGATGGAAAGCCTGTATATCCGATGTTTGCTTCAGAAGTTCACATTGCAGAGGAAGAAATACCAATAGCAGCCAATACCCCAGTGTATGTTGGCGTAGACTTTGGATTGACTCCTGCCGCCGTTCTTGGTCAGAAGGTCAGGGGCCGATGGTTTTTGCAGTCAGAAATAGTGGCGGTAGACATGGGTATCGTGCGTTTTGCAGAAGTTCTTAGGAATGAGCTTGCAATACGCTTTGCGGCAGCGTCCGAGGTTATAATCTATGGTGATCCTGCTGGTGATTTTAGAGCGCAGACTGATGAATCCACACCTTTCCACATTCTGCGCGGTGCTGGCTTGAGGGCGTTCCCCGCGCCTTCCAACTCTGTTGACCTTCGACTTGAGGCTGTCTCTTCCCAGCTGACCAAGATGGTTGAAGGGAAGCCAGCACTTTTAATTGATAGGCGCTGCTCTCAGCTTATTAAGGGCTTTGAGGGTGGGTATTCCTATAAGAGAATGGAAGTATCTGGCGAGCGATATGCTGATAAACCAGACAAGAATATGTTTAGCCACATTCACGATGCGGCTCAGTATTTATTCTTAGGTGCTGGTGAGGGTAGGGCTTTGATGAATACTCAAAAACCCTTAAAACCTGTTGTTGCTCAGAGAAACTTCGATGTGTTTAGTAAGTCGCCCAAGAAAAAACGGCAGAGTGTTTGGGCAAGAATGTAATCTTTGTGCGTTGATCTTTTCTGTTCTTTATGAATAGGAAAGCAAAAAGGAGATTGTTATGTGTGGTCCTCGCCCAAGAAGAGAAGAAAAACAAGCAGCAGCCGAACAACGAGTAGAAGCTGATATTGCAAAGCGTGAAGAAGTTGAAAAACTTGCAGAGCAAAAGCGGGAAGATATTTCAGAGGCATTACAAGCAAGAACACAAAGACGCGGTATGCGCGGTGGCGCTGGTCGTCGTTCTTTATTCCGCGCTGGTGGCGCTGGATTTCTTGGTAGGTTCAATTACTAATGGACAAGGTAGCAAAGCGTTATATTGAAAAGTACCAGAAGGCGAAAGCCTTTCGGGAACAATGGGTTCCTCTGTTTGAAGAGTGCTATGAGTACGCTTTGCCGCAGCGTGAATCTTTTTACTATGAAGAACACGGACAGCGCAGGGACGATAAAATCTTTGACGAAACTGCTGTTGTTGGCGTTCAGGAATTTGCAAGCCGCTTACAATCAGGCATTGTTCCAAACTATGCGCGTTGGGCAGACTTAATATCAGGCAGTGAAATACCCCCAGAGCAACGAGAAGCAATTGATAATGAGCTAGATGAAGTTACTGAATATGTTTTTGAGGTACTTCAGAACTCAAACTTTAGCCAAGAGGTCCATGAATCCTTCATGGATTTGGCTGTCGGGACTGGTATCCTGTGCGTCGAGGAAGGCGATTCACTTAACCCAGTAAACTTTTCTGCAATTCCCCTACCCCATGTCGTACTTGATACTGGCCCCGACGATAGAATAGATCATGTATTCCGTGAACGTAAGAAGGTTAAATTTGACCATTTGCCTTTGATGTTTCCAAAAGGAACCTTTGATAACAAAGTTACTTCGCAAATGGGAGCAAACAGGGAAACAACTGTTCTTGAAATAGTTTGCCGTGACTACTCAACAAAGAATGAGGAATCCTACCTTCACTATGCAATCTGTATGACCACAGAAACTATACTACATTATAAGAAATTAAGTGGAGTTGGGTCTAATCCATTTGTTTGCTTTAGATGGTCTAAGTGTGCTGGTGAGGTTTATGGACGTGGGCCTCTTATTAATGCTCTGTCTTCCATTAAAACAACTAACCTTACGATTGAGTTGATTCTTGAAAATGCCCAAATGTCCATATCAGGTATATACCAAATGGAGGATGATGGTGTCATTAATCCAGATACCATTAACTTAGTGCCAGGGACTATAATACCAAAGGCTATGGGGTCTGCTGGATTGCAGCCTATTCAAGCGGCTGGTCGTTTTGATGTGGCGCAACTTGTGTTGAGTGATATGCGATTGAATATTAAACGCGCACTTTACAACGATATGCTAGGGAATCCTGATCGAACCCCTGCGACTGCAACTGAGATTGCAGAAAGAATGGCTGATCTTTCGAGAAGAATGGGTGCTGCATTTGGTAGACTGCAAGCTGAGTTGGTTCAGCCTGTCTTGCAGCGTGTTATTTATATTCTCAAGAAACAAGGGCGCATTGAGGTTCCGACTATAAATGGTCGTGAGGTTAAAGTGCGCTCTGTATCTCCCCTTGCTCAAGCGCAAGCCAATCAGGATATTTCTAGCGTTGCTAGGTTTATTGAGATGGTTGGCACTGGCTTTGGGCCAGAGATGTTGCAGCTACTTATTGATGGTGAACAGACAGCTATTTACCTTGCTAAGAAATTTGGTGTGCCAGAGAGCTTGATTCGTGACGAAGAACAGCGTAGACAGATAGCTGCGTTAGCGCAGCAACTGGCACAACAACAGCAAGGTATGCCCATTGAGCAACAAGGTTAATATTGGAATAGACGGTATTCAACGTAGTTCGGACAGAGATGTCCAGATAAGTCAGAATATTGCCCAGATATTTTCTAGCGCAACAGGTCAAGAAGTTTTGAAATACTTTCGATCCGTTACCATTGAGTTGGTGAACGGCCCGAATATTTCTACGGAAGAGCTTCGTCATCTTGAAGGCCAGCGTTATTTTGTGGGAATGATTGAGCAAAGGATTGCTCATGCACATAGGAGTAAAAACAAATGAGTGAAGAAGCAGCAGAGGTAGCAGAAGCCGATGGGCGCGATTTTGTAACTCAGGAAGACGTTGAGCAGGCAGCAGCCCCCTCAAGACCAGAATGGTTGCCAGAGAAATACAATAGCGGAGAAGACTTAGCCAAAGCATACAAGGAACTTGAATCCAAACTTGGCACTAAGGAAGAAGACATCCGCAATAGAATTATGGAAGAAATACAGTCTGAAGCATTTAGCGACAGGCCAGAAAGCGCTGGTGATTATCAGCTTCCAGAATCTATAGACGAGTCTTCTGCTGTAGATAACAAGCTGCTATCTTGGTGGGCCGAGCATTCTTTTGAGAATGGGTATTCTCAGGAAGAGTTTGAAAAGGGCATTGCCATGTATGCTGAAACAATGAATGGCTCAACGCCTGACATTGAAGCAGAGGCAAAAATGCTGGGTGACAATGCAGATCAGCGCATTGAGGCTGCATCTTTGTTTGCCAATAAGTTTTTTCCAGAAGCAGCACTTCCTGCAATAGAAAGAATGTGTGAATCCCATGAGGGTATCATTGCATTAGAAGCTATTATGGAAGCTATGAAGGATGGTTCGTTTGCTGGCAATACTCAGGCAGTAGCGGGAGCCAGCGAAAAAGAACTCAGGGAGATGATGAATGACCCAAGATACTGGAAAGACCGCGATCCACACTTCATTAAGCAAGTTACAGATGGCTTCCAGCAAATATACAAATGAAGTTAAGATTCTGCAAAGGGGCAAGTATTACCTTACCCCTTTTCTGCCTCACCACATAGAAGAGGTTCTTTTAAATCTTAGCCAAGAAAACAAGCGAGAGCTAAAACTTCTAGGGCATCTGGATATAGAAGAAGCTCTGATTGAAATGTATGAATCCTCTGAGTGCTACTTAGCTCGTAAAGAGGGCGAGTCATTTCTAATGGTGGGGGGTCTTTGGTACAATGAAGACCAAGACTTTCCGCAAATGTTCTCTATGTTTTCCAAAGACTTTGCGGATCACTTTGTGCCAATAGCGCGTGGCTCAAAAATGCTAGTCAACTTCTTTGATAAGACCCAAGACATGATGTCTATGACAATCCTGTCTGATTATGAGTTTATGGTGCAGTGGGCGACATGGCTTGGTTTTGAGGTAGTTGGTGTAATAGAAAGCAATTCTCAGAAGTATGTTGAGTTTGTGCGTTGCAATCCCAACAGAAAAAGTGTTTACGATGGCACATCACGGCCCGTAATGCACTGAAAGGCCCGAAAGGATACCCTTGCTGACGTGAGAGAGCGGACACCCGACGATAAATCTGTAACCTCATAAGGACTGTATAAATGGCTAATACAATTGACCAAGCCTTTATCAAGCAGTTTGAGACAGAAGTTCACATGGCGTATCAGCGTATGGGTTCCAAATTCCGTAACACTGTTCGCTCTTCGAACGTAACTGGCTCAGTTGCTCGTTTCCAAGTAATTGGTAAAGGTACTGCAAGCACTAAATCTCGCAATGGTGATGTAACTGCAATGGAGCTGGTACACACTAATGTCGAAGCAACGATGACAGATCACTACGCTGCGGAGTACATCGACAAGCTGGATGAATTGAAAATCAACATCAACGAGCGTCAAGCTGTAGCACAATCTGCTGCTGCTGCTCTTGGTCGTAAGACTGATGAATTGATTACAACAGCTATGGATGCTGGTGCTAATGCTACTCAGATTCACGATACTGCATCTGCTCTTGAAAAAGTAGACCTTCTTACATTGTTTGAAACATTCGGCAATGAAGATGTTCCAGAAGACGGACAGCGCTATCTTGCTATGTCTCCTGCTGGTTTTGCTGACTTGTATGCAATCAACGAGTTTGCATCTTCTGACTTTGTTGGACCACAAAACCTGCCATATGCTGGCGGCATGACAATGAAAGAGTTCTTGGGCTTCAAGATTTTCTCAACGTCTGCTGTTGCTGGTGGTAAGAACTTTGCATACCACACAACTGCTGTTGGACTTGGAGTTAACTCTGATGTTCAGACTGAGGTAAACTATGTACCTCAGAAGGTTTCACACCTTGCAACCTCTATGATGTCAATGGGTGCTGTCGTTATTGATGACGATGGTGTCTTTGAAGTCTTAGACAACAACTAAGGGATGGGGGCTTCGGCCCCCATACTGCCATGCCAACGATAGCAAACACACCATTATTGATTTGTTCAAGAGCATCCCTCCTGATTGGCGGTGATGCTATTTCTTCATTTAGCGACTCTACTGCCGAGGCAACGGTTGCTAATGCTGTATATGAGGATATTGCTCAGGGTCTTTTGACCAGCACAAGATGGAGGTTTGCATCTAAACAAGCGCAGCTTACTAGAAATGGTACTGCACCTTTAACAAGGTGGGATGCTTCTTATGCGCTGCCAGCCGACTCTCTGATGATTTCAGTAATTACAATCCAAGACCTGCCAATTGAATATGATATTTATGAAGGCAATGCGTTTTGTGATGCAACAACAACTGATACTGTGATTGCTGATTATATCTTTAGGGCTGACGAGGCTAACTGGCCTTCTTATTTTATTACTGGTGTTGAGCTATCTGTTGCTTCAATGCTTGCTATGTCTGTTGCTAGGGATGCTTCATTGGCGACTGCTTTTGAGGAAAAGGCAGAGCGCCAGCTTATAAAGGCGAGGCGTTTGGATTCACAACAACAGACCACCAGAAAACTCCACACATCGAGGTTTATTGCTGAAAGGCGCAGTTGATGCAAAAAGTTAGAGTTGCTCAGAACAGCTTTCAGTTTGGAGAAGTCAGTGATTTATTAGTAATGAGGACTGATACTGCGGTGTATCCTGCATCTGCGCAGCGTGTAGAGAATATGGTGGTTACTGCCGAAGGGTCTTTGAAAAAAAGATACGGTTTAAAACATATCTATGATTATGGATTAAGGTACGTTGCTTCTGATGGCACTGGTACTGCTGATGACGATGGTATTACCCTTCAGTTTACAAATGCGGGAGAAACAAGTTTTCCTTTAGATGGTGTTTTTGTTTCTGGGGGTGTAGCTTCTTTTAGCGGTGCTGGAAGATTTGTGACTTTTTACATACAAAATACTGTTGGCTCTCCTCTTCTTGGTCCCCCTGCTGGAATTTTTGATGTAACAATTACAGGTACAGATATATATGGACTTTCTCAAACAGAAGTTATTGGATTGGATGATGGTCAAAGTGTTTTCACTTATACTAGCACTAAGTCTTTTAAGACCGTAACCGCTGTTTCGATAAATACTGCACCTACGAACTATAGTTTAAAAGTTGGTGTTACTGCTACGCTTGATTATATAAACAAAGAAGAACAATCGCACTTGTTTCCTTTTGTTTTTGATCAGAATGAAGAGTATATAATATCTGTAGAGCATTTGAGAGTTAGATGCTTTCGGCTTTTAACAGATGGGACGGTAAGTCTTGTAGCTACTGTTACTCAAGATACAAGCGCAGCCGCTTTGCCATTCGATCAAGATTACTTAAAACAATATACAACAACGCAGCGTGGCGATGTCATGTGGATATGTCATCCGTTGTTTGCGCCCAGATTGCTGACAAGAACAAGTCTGACAACATTTGAAATCAGCACTTACACCTTCGATCAGCGACTAGATAACAGCGTTACTTTTCAGCCTTACTCTAAGTTTCAAAGCCAAGGGGTAACACTTGACCCTAGCGCAACAACTGGCACTGGAATTACTTTAACTACAAGCGCTGATTATTGGGATACTACTGGAACGCAGACTGGTGGTAATTATCTTAGCTCTTTGCATGTTGGTGTAACTGTAAGATATAGTGGAAATGAGATTACAATAACCAGTGTTCAATCTGCTACTCAAGCAACTGGCGATGTTGTTGATGAACTATCAACGCGGTTATCTGTTTTAAATCCACTTCGCACTACTGATAGCAGTGCAATTGTAGAAGTTACCATGTTGGCTCATGGCTTTTCTGGTGGTGAATCAATTACAATATTAAATGCCTCTTCTGTTGGTGGCATTAATACTGGTCAATTAAATGGCGCTCGAACCGTAAGCGGTATTATTGATGAAAATACCTTTACATTTACTGCGGGTGGGTCAGCGTCTTCTGCTGAAGATGGTGGCGGTTATGTAACGATTTCAAGCCATTCACCTACGGCAGATTGGGACGAGCAATCATTCTCAGCAAAAAGAGGATACCCTGCTGCTGTTACCTTCCATGAAAACAGATTGGTTTACGGTGGGACAATAGCTGAACCTGATGCGCTTTGGTTTAGTAAGATTGGAGAATACTTTAACTTTGATGTTGGTGAGGCTGCTGATGCAGATTCTATTAATCTTATTGCAGCAACAGGCGATGTAAATGAAATACGCTACTTGACTTCCAATCGTGACCTGCAAGTGTTTACAGCATCAAGTGAACTGTATGTCCCGACATATCTTAACCAAGCCATTACACCAACAAATGCGCAGATTAGAAAGCAAACACCATTTGGTGTTGAGTTTGTAAAGCCAGTGGAGATTGATGGGGCTACAATATTTTGTGAGTTAAACGGTAGGATTATACGCGAGTATCTTTATACTGATGCAGAAGATGCTTATAGCTCTGTTGCTATTTCCACGATTGCTTCTCATTTAATTAATACGCCAAAGTATGCTGCTGTTGCACATAGTGGTTTTGGTTTGCCAGATTCTTATGCTGCATTTACCATGACTAATGGTGAAATGGTTTTGTTTACTTCGAATAGAGCAGAGCGCAGAGCAGCTTGGACTAGGGTAACAACGGCTGGAACTTTTGGTTCTGTTTGCGCTATTGAGGATCGTATATTTGCTAATGTGTATGACTCAGATGGTAACTTGCAACTCTGTGAGTTTGATACTGAAGTTGGCTTAGATTTCTGGTTATATAACTCTATTACTGAAGCAAGTTCTAATCTATCTAATGCAAGTTATGATTCTATTGCATTAGACGTTTCTGCACAAGATGCTACTCCGAGCGGTTTATTTTTTAAGCCAGATGGAACAAGTCTTTATACAACTGGAACAACCAATGATGATATTTATCAATATAGTTTAAGCACAGCATGGGACATAACAACTGCATCATATGTGCAAACACTTGCTTCTGATTACAACCCAAGAAATTTATTTTTTAAGCCTGATGGTACAGAGTTTTATATTGTAAGAAGCATTCCTTCATTTGTAAGCAACCTTGTTGAGCAGCATACTTTAACAACTGCATGGGATATTTTAACTTCTTCGTCTACACAAACATTCTCAATTGCAACACAAGACACATCTGCGCAAGGAATATTCTTTAAGCCAGATGGTACAAAAATGTTTGTTACTGGAATACAAAATGATGCTGTTTATGAATACGCATTGTCTACTGCATGGGATATATCTACGGCGTCATACACTCAAAATTTCAGCTTAACTGGACAAGGCTATGATGCGCCCTTAGATTTATTCTTTAATGCTGATGGTACTAAAATGTTTATTTTGGGGGCATTTGATTCCCCATCTTCTACAGATTCCGTTTATCAATATTCTTTATCTACAGCTTGGGATGTGTCTACTATTTCATATGATAATGTTTCCTTTTCAGTTAATGCTGAAGACTATGCGGGTCAGGCATTATATTTTAAAGATGATAATTCAAAAATGTATATTGCTGGTCCTATTACAAGTAAGATTCATCAATATTCAACGCCAACGCATCTTATTAATGTAAGTGCGGTGTATTCTTCTGGCGATTCTGTTGATGTAATAGGAATCAAGGATTCTACTCAGTATTCTCTTGGTGCATTTACTGTAAATGCGAGCAATCAGGTTGCTCTTTCTGCAAGCACTTATTCAAATGCTTATGTGGGTAAGAAGTACACAGCAAAGATAATTACGAATGCGGTTGATGCTTCTATGGGTAATGGACCTGCAACTGGAACTCCAAGAGGTATTACCAATATTGTTTTAGACTTAAAGAATGCAAACTCAGTAAAGGTAAATAGCAGAAAGCCTTCAATGGCTGCTGGATTTACTGGTAAGAAAGAGTTTCGTTCTTTGGGGTATAGTCGTGATCCGCAAATTACGATTGAACAAGATGATCCGCTTACTATGCAAGTAAATGGAATAGTTACGGAGTTGATAGTTTAATGGAACCAACAACAATGCTGGCAATTGCTGGCGCTTTAAAAGCAGCAGGTCAACTTTTTGGTGCTATTGGTGAGTCACAATATGCAGAACTTAAAGCATTTAATTTGGGGACTGAAAAAATTTTAGCAAAAGCTCAAGGCATTCAGTCTGCTAGATTAAGAAATGAAGCGTTTAAAGAAGCAAAGGCAATAAACGATACAGTATTTTTAAGTAAAAGTGAGGAATTGACTACATCACAAGAGGCTTTTTATAAAGGACAGAAAGAAAAAACAGGTGACGATGTAAGTAATATAAATCTTATGACGTTTATGAATCAGTTAAAATACACACAAGAAATACAATCAGAAAAAACAAGAGCTAGAACAACTCTTTTAGCAGGTGTTTTAGCAGCAGGGTCAAGTGGTTTACAGGCTTACGCTGACTACAAGGATACTTAATAATGGCTGGTGTTGTAAGGCAAAAAAGAGAATTTGGCATACAGCCAATTGGTGTAGCAAGAACTTCTGAATCTTCTCAGCCACTTGCTCAGGCTATTATTAGTGGGGCTGATGCTCTTCGAGATAGATATTACGCTCAAGCTGTTGAAGCAGCTAAAGAGCGTGGTGCAAGAAAAGTTTCTGAATTAACTCAAGAACAAATTACTACACTTGATGAAGAAACCAAGCAGCCTATTGGTATGGCTTTGATCGAAGGTATGGGTCGTATTGAGGCTAGTGCCTTTAGGGATCATCTTTTAGCTGAATTTGAAACATCTATTAATGATGATATGGCTTCATATGCTGACATATTAATGCAACGTGTAAGCGGATCACGGAATGCTCCTAAATTATTTGAACAAGCATTTTCAGAATATGCTGCTGGTTTGGGTGAGGACTCTTCTGGGTTTTATAAAGGTGTTATTCGTAAATATGGCGAACACTATCTTGAGCAAGGAAGAACCAAATTAAAAGTTGCTCAGATTGCTAGAATGCAAGCTGAAGCAAAGCAATCAAAAGAAAACTTTAGAGCAAAGACTTTAGAAAGAGCTTTTAATTTAGGCGCTAAAACAAAAAGCGCATTTATGGACAATCCCAATGTTACTGCTCAGGGGGTTGTTGGTGCTATAATTTTAAACCAAGAGATTGATGGGAAGGAAGTTACTTATGCTAATTTAGGTGTTTCTTCTGATGTAGAGCGTCAAAAGTTTAAGCAAGATGCACTAACAGCCTTTGCACAAGGCGTTTTGCAATCAGGCATGCAAAACTCAAATGTTGCTTTAGATGCGTCTAAATTACAGCTTTATTTCTTAAATCCTAACAACAAAGAGCTTTACAATACTCTTAGCCAAGATTCTAAAGATTTGATTGAATCTATTGAGGCTATTACAACGCCTGACAATATGTTGGACTATATTAAGTTTGCAAATGAAAACAATGATATTTTTAAATCAGGGGCTGCTCTTGGAACTGCAATTGCAAATGACCGCCAACAAGCAGCAGATATAGAGAAAGCTGAACTTACTCGCAGTATTGAGTTATCTAAAGAAGCGGCTGAAGCAGAAAAGGATCGTAATAGAAGAGTTACGCAAGAGGCCTTGGTTTTATTAGAAGATTTAAATGGAATTGGAACTTATAAAAAAATAGGTTTTTCTGGTGATCAGCAACTTATTGAAGGCGCTATTTCGAGTTTAAATGGTTACTTGAGTGATTTACAATTTTATCCAGAAGATGATGAAAAGCTAAAGAAAACAAAAACAGAAATTTTAAAAGCCAGAAGCGCTCTTGCGGCTGGTTTGTTGTCTAAATCTTTAAGCGGTATAAATACTTCTAGCGAACCAGCAAAGGAAAGATTAAGCAGAATTAAAGTCGATATAGAAAACGGTACAAATTTTAACTTAACTCAGTTTCTTCTTGAAAATAACACTCCAGAATATCAAATAGATGTTATACTTACTTCTGTTAATCAAAATAAAACTGAATTTGGCAAAATATTACAAGGTTTTATTGAAGGCAAAACACTTGATATAAGTCAAAAGGACGCTCTCCATACCAAAGCGTTGCAAGAATCTTTTACTGGTTTTTTAAATTTTGTGGAAGGAGAAACAAGTGTAGATCGGTTAATAAATCTATCTTCTGATTTTGAAATGTTAAATAAAGGTGCAAACCCAAAAGAACTTCAGCCAAAAGTTAGAGAATTGCAAAATGCTGTAAATAAAAAAATAGCTAATCTTAACACAGAAGAATTTAAGGTAACTGTTCAACAGACTAAAACAGATAACCTTTCAATTACAACAAAAGTAAGCAGGGTTGTTTCTGAGGGTAAAAGATTAGGCCAAGATCAATCGGTAGTAGTAGATAATGTTCAAGAAATTCTTAACACTGATGCCTCAAAATCCGTAACCGATACATTTTTATCGCAGTTTCCAATGGATTCTGTTGAACCAAATCAACAACTAATGATTTTAGATGATATAGAATCATGGTTAAGAGGTTCTAAAAAAAGTTTAGAGCAAAGTAGTCCTGAGTTATCTAACTTGTTAGATAGTTTAGTGGGAAAAACCTTTAAAGTTGGCACAGTATCTGTTCAAGCTAATGCAGATTCAATTGCGTCAAGTGTTGGTTCATTTAGAGACAGCTTGCAAGCATCATTAAAATTAAAACAAGAAGAAGACGAAAAATTTAGATTTAAACAAAATTATCTTTCTGGAAATGATGTTCTTGATCCACAAGAAGAATCAACTCAACGTCAAATATCTAATGTAATAACCTCTCAAGTTAAACAAGAAATTCCAAGTAATTTGTTTCTTCGTCCTCCAGATACACTAAGCGCTGAAGAGTTTCAGATGCTTAATATTATTAAAAGCAACCCCAATGCTATGCCTTTTGAGTGGAAAAATAATGTTACTAAAGTGTTAACAGGAACAGCATCATTTGCTGAAGTTGAAGCTTTAATGATTAATACAAGAGAGTTTTTGTTTACTCCAGTAGGTGATGAAATAAAGATTAGCACTGGAGCTTTGGCTGCATTAGGGTCTGAAAATGCAAGTAACTTACAAGTTCTGTATTATAACTATGCTGTAACTGATCCAACATTTAGGCAACAAATGGTTACTGAAACATTGGAAATGTTCAAAAAGCCAATAACAAAAGAAATGTTTGAAGTAAAAACAGGAAGCAATTCTCCATTAGAATATTTGAATGACAATGGAATACCATCTCAACTTTATGATGAGTTTGTTCCTCTTGTTGAGGCTGCTTCTTCTGTATTTACTAAGCCAGTTTTAAAAGAGTTTATTACACAAACTTATGAAAATCGTTTTGCTGACGATCCAAATACTTACAGTGTGTTTACTGGTAGTCAAATTATGCTTTATGGGCCTTCTTTAGCATTTCCTAAGCAACATAAACAATTTTATAAAGGTGTTGCTAAAATGGTAGAACGTCTTTCTACAGATGAAGACCCACTGTTCTTTGATGTAAATGCAACTGCTGGCGTTACTGATTTAAGAAAAGAAACAAAATCAATTATAACAGCAATACCTACTGAATTTGTTGGAGCAGAAATAACAACAGCAAGAACGCAACTTAGAGGCGACAGATCAAGAGTTGTTGTTGTTGATACGCCCAATACTGCGCTTGGTGTTAGAGAATACCAGCTTGGTCGTTTATTAATTAACGGTGGCATAGAAATAATACCAAATACGTTATTTAATGATGACACACCAGAAATTGCACAAGCAATTGGAAGAGCAAAACCAGACATTCCAATTACAATTACAACGGTTGAAGAAAAATCTGAAACACCATTAAGAGATAAAATTGTAGGTGGAAAAGAGTTCCGTATTGATGTTAAAGCTGCGCCTGATCCAAAAACAAATACACAGCTTACAATTTCTCAATTAAGTCCAATTGATTTACGTTCAGTTGGTACAACAATGCTTAAAAATAAAGAAAAGTTATCTGAAAATGAATTAGATTTTTTAATTGAAACAATGATTTTTAATAATATACCAGTGCCAATTGGTGTGCGTAAGGAATATATAAAAAGAAAGGGTAAATAATGGCTGAGTACAATCCTAGACCGTTAACTGACCCAACTTTTGATTACCCCACTACAACGACTGAGGTTGCGTATGCTGGCATTTCTCGCTGGAAAGACCCTCTTATGGCGCATTTTCATTATGCTCATGGAGCCAAGCGTCAAGACTTTGACCGACAAGCGAGTGCTTTTTACGCGCCAATACAAACAGAATTAAATCTTACAAATACCAAGCGAGAATGGCTTGCCAAGCAAGAGCTATGGGCCAAGTCACAAGCTGATAGAAAGGTGTTTGAGCAAGCAACACTAGGGCAAATGTTTCTTGCTGCACCCTTTGATGCTGCAAACATTCCATATTTTAGGCTGCTTAAAGGCGCCAGCATGCTTTCTAGCGTTGGAAATGCTGCTGTAACTGGTGGTGTTATTTCTACCAGCGAAGAGGTTCTTAGAGCTTCTGTGCTTCCTGATTATGATCCTAGAGAAGGCGCGTTTAATATTGCTACTACAACCGCTTTAGGTACAGCATTTGTTGCTGGGGGTTATACTGGCAAAAAAGCAGTGCAAAATTTATTTGATAGCTCTCATCGCAGATTTAATCAGCACTCCCAAACGATTACAGAAATGGAACGATTTATTGCAGATGAGGCTCGCCTAAAAGAAACTGCCAAAAAATCTAATGAGAGAGTAAATTTACTAAAGTCTGTTGGACTTAATGAAAAATCTTCTACAGAAGCTCTAAGAAATACATCTATAAGTTTAAATCAAAGAATTGAGGGGAATCTTAGAATGCTAAAAGATGACTCTTCGCCTTTAAGCGTTGAGGCAAAATCTAGCGTTCTTGAGGAAATTAATGGTTTAGTTGGTGATCGTCGCATTATTATTGACGAGATTAACATGCGCCGTTTGGATGAAGGTTTATCACAGATTGATGATCCTTGGGGAATTGCTACAAGTTTTTTTGATTTTGTAGACATTATGCCAACGCCTTTAAAGTCTATCACAAAATACAACATTCCAAAAACTGCTTCAAAAGAACTTAAAAGTGCAATTAATAATTTAAAACGCACTTCTATTCTTATGGCTGGCGATAGCTCTATGTTATTTGCTGGGCAAAAACTTGGATTAACATTACCTCCAAGTGTTCATATTCAAAATCAACTCAGAAAAGCTGACGTTGTTAATTTAGAAAATCAACTTACAACGCTGTGGAAAGATGCAACTGATGCACCTCGCGTTGCGCCTAATGTAGCTCGTAGACTTTTAAGATCGGCACCTACGTTAGACGAATGGATTGATACAATTAATATTAAAAGAATTAAAAACGATCAAAATATGAGTCCAAAAGAAGCTGAAGCGGCTCAACTTCTTACACGATATTACAATACAATACGTGATGAAGGCGAATTGTCTGGTGTTTTGGGTTCTGGTCAATTTATTGAAAGCAGGATTCAAATTAAAAAACTTGCCTTAAATACAGCAAAACAAAAATTAGCAAAGCATAAGCAAGCTAAATTCCAACAGGCTATAGATCACTTTAAAGTTCGAGTTAAGCAACTTGAAGAAGAGGTAAATGAGTTACAAAACAGTTTAGATTTTATAAATAAGGGTCCAATAAGGCCATCTGGTGCTGATGAACCGTATTTTCTTCGTCAATGGAATGTTGATAAAATTGCAAAAGATGAAAGGGGATCAAAAGAGCTTCGCAGGATTTTAACTGATTATGTTAGACGAAATCCTTATGGCATTGAGTATAATAATAAATCAGGTTTGTATGAGCCAAAAGATTTGACAGGAAATATACCAGCGCAAGACGCTTATGTTGATAGTGTTATACGGTCTATTCTTTCTGACAATGATGTTTCTCGTAGCGCAACATCTAGAAGTACAAATTACCCTAGTAGATCAATTGCTATAGGTAACGCAGAGGTTATTGATTTTATTAATACAAATGCACGTGAGGTTGCTCGTACTTACACTATGAGAATTGGCACAAAGATAGATTTTGCAAAACAATTTGGAAATAGAACATATAATGATTTGGCAGATGAAGTATTTGACGATTTAATTGAAAACGGAATGTCAGTTAGAAATGCTGATGAGTTAAGAAAAAACCTTACAATTCTTTACCAACGTATTACCGCAACAACTCTTAGTGATCCATCAAGCCTTAGCAATCGTGCTATTCAGTTTTTAAAAGAGTTTACATCTTTGAACTATTTGGGTGGCGCTGGTGTAACAGCTATTGGTGATATTCCTAAGATTGTTATGGAAAACGGTTTTAAGGATTTATTTAAAGGGGCTATTGCAACATTTGACAGTGCAGCTTGGCAGCGTCAGCTAAAAGAAGTGCAGGATGTATATGCAGAAGCGTTAGAATTATCTCTTGGCGTTACTCAGCAAAGGATTCTTGAAGATACTGGGTCTCAAGTAGGTTCTAGGGCTTGGTCTCAAATTAAAGATTTAGGTTTTATACTTAATGGTCTTGGTCCAATGACTGTTGGTTTGAAGGCTTTGTCTGGTTCTTTGTCTGTTCATAGGTTTTTAGATATTGCAAAGCGTGTGTCAGATGGCTCTGCTTCTAAGTTTGACCTAGAGTATATGGCACGATATGGCCTTACACCTAAACATATGAAGGAAATCATTAAAAAAGCGCCAATTGAACAAACTCCTAATAAATTAAACATTGCAAATATTACTGACTGGCCTGTTTCTGGTGTTTCTTCTGATACAATTGCAGCATTTAGGGCTGCTGTATCTTCAAGTGTTGGGAACACTATTCTTAGCTCTTCTCCTGCAACAAGATTTACTTACGCCGATGGTTCTATTTTTCTTAGAATAAATACTGCGCGTAAGTTTTTGCCAAATATTCAAGAAGACCCTGACTTTAAAGGATATGTTCGTTTTGAATCTGGTGTTATGACTTTGCCATTTCAGTTTTACAATTATTCTATGTCTGCATTAACGAATATTTTGCAGACAGCTGCTCAAGGTCAGACTAAATCACGTTTTGCAGGTTTTGCTACAATGATTGGCATGGGATATATGATTGCCAAGTTAAAAACGCCAGAATGGGCATGGAATGATATGAGCTATGATGAGCGTTTTGCTGCGGCTGTTGAGCGTAGTGGTATTGCGTCTATTTATGGTGATATTGCATTGAATAGTATTCGTGTAAGCGTTCAGCTTGGTCTTAATGACCCAGAAAATGATTATGTAAATTTACCTTTCTATGGAAAAGAAGGTTACTTAGAGGCTGCAACTACTATTCTTGGCGCTGGCGCATCTTCTGTAA